CATTATCATCACCCTGAACCACCATACGAATTTTAGGTAGTGCAATTTCCACACTCTCGCTGCTTAAAACACAATAAGCCCACAAGTGCATGGTTCCATTCAACATCGAGTTAAATAATGATGTGAATGGATCTCCTGATTTCCTTGTTCCTAACACTTTGTATCGAATACCATGGTGCGTAAATCCATGGGTTTTTATGTTAGCTTTAAACAATTGGCACTGCAATGGGCTAGCACCAAATTTCCTAACCATCCATAATTCCAACTCACATAAAGCCTGGGATACTGAAGTATCAAATGCTCCAACATCATCTTCAAGATATTGTCCGAGCCCATCAGCTGATATGTGGTTAGATATTTCCTGGTTATTGGCCCCACTAGTAAAATAAATAGGAAACTTTTTATTCCAAATTTTTTTTATTTGATACTGCAAAGCCATAAAGAAAGGACCCATCAAAACAATAAATTCAGGGGTCGCTCCCTGAATCAAACGCGGTGCTTTCGGTTTGTTGACATGAATTTGAACGTGTCCAAAGATGTCTAAATCCAAAAGGTCAGTTACATTAGTAGCTGGTGAGTTAAATAATTGACACTCACCCTTTACAAAAGAGCTACGTCGTGTGAAGGCATAAGCTTTACTATCTGACACCATATTATAGGTGATGCCCTCATTATCCAAACGAATTTTAGTTTTTTCCAATATCTGCTTTACGGCAGGTGATGCATTTGAGTTGGCAATATAATCTGTAAACGACACAGACTTAACTCGTTTCCACTTAGGATATATTCGATCAAAATTGGTTTTAACAAAATTGATATAATCAAATATAGCATCTGGGTTTGGATCAGGTGTTTTCTTCATAACCCGGTTTCCTATAGCTATCGCCTCATTATGTAAAGAAGAGGAAAAAGCTATTGGAGCATAGTCACCCGAATTAAAAAGTATTTGCTTGATACACCCCGTTCCAGAAACTTTATATTTTCTATGATTGGAATGCACCTCAGGTAAAGAGAATTTTGATTTAGGTCTATAAACAGATGGCATGGGGCAAGATGATTGGTGTAACCCAACACTTGGCAAC